CTTGGACAATTGTATCGTTGCCTTTTGTACCTGATCTTGATTTAACTCCAATGAAATAACCGGGGCTTGAATCAGCGGAAAATCTGGATACAGCAAGAGAAGAACCATTGAAGTCAGTTCCAACAACTTGAACTTTCTCGTTAAATCCAAGACTTGCTGTATGCCCAATCAAAACCCGTTCATCTGAATCAATCGTGATCGCAGTAGCGTCTGCGTTATCGTCAATGCCTTGCGATGTGAAAGCACCGTCTACGTTAAGGCTTGTGTCAATATCTACTGCACCTGTGCTATCAGCAATGTTAATTGCTGTGGTGCCGTCTGATGCGTCAATTCCTGCGACTTGTGCGCGGCTGTCTTTTAACAACACACTATCAATAGTGACACCGGCGGCGGCGGTTACTTCGTTAATCGTATCGACTTTGACGCTTGTGGAAACAGTGACAACACCTGTGCTATCTGCAACGGTTACAGCGGCGGTACCATCGTTTGCTTTGAGGTTAGTTGTTTCTACGGTTGTCGCATTAACGCTGTCGTCTTTCAACAACACGCTATCGACAGTGACACCCGCGTCTGGCGTAAATTCATCGATTGTATCAACGTCTAGCGTGCCGCCAATCTTGGTGTCGTTACTAATGTTAACTTCTGTGCTTGCGTCAATATCAACGGTAGGCGCTGTAATCTCTAACTCAGTATCTGCATCGATATCAAGCTGACCGTCAGCCGAAGAGTAAATTTTTAACGCGGTATCACGGAACTGAACTTCATCTGTAGTGGTTAACTGAATGCTCGTACCGCCAGATGTGTTCCCGTTACTTAGGACTTCTGATAATTCGTTATTAACGCCAATCTGAGCATCGACATACGCTTTGATTGACTGTTGTGTAGCCAATGCAGTTGCGCTGTCAGACGCCATGTTGTCTTCATCAAGGATCGTATTGACCTGAGTACCATCAGCGATCTTTAACGTCTTAACGCTAGTGACTGCTTCGATAACGTTTGTACCGTCGCAGAATAAGAACATAGTTTCGCCATCAGGAACTTGAATACCTGTACCAGCGGCAGTAATCAGTGTAACTGCTTGCCCAGCCGCGTTCTTAACAACGTAAATTTTAGATGCTGTAGGGCAAATTACCGTGCCCGCACCTGTCAAAGCTGTTCCTGTGTCTGTGAACTCAAGCATTGCACAGCGAGCTTCTGATGTTAGTCCATCCGCTGTCGTTAACGTATGCGAGTTCGCGACCCAAGTGTTGATAACCGCTCGGCCTGCAATCGCCTCTTCGACCATCGATGTGATATTGTCATTTACAACATCACCCCAAGTTCCGCTTAGCTCACCCTCTGTGGGCAATGCTAGTTTTAGAATCGAAGTATATTGAGTTGCCATTTATAAAACCTCACGCGGCTATGTCTTGCCATTCAGGAGTTTGATCTTTGTCTACTGTACCCCATGTAGGCGTTTGTGAACCATTAATATTTTGCCAGTTTGGAGTCTGTTCGTCATCAACATCACTCCAAATATGCACTACGCCAACAGAACTTGCGATTTGCAACCCTGTGACAGAAACATCTGCGTTTGCTAAAGCTTCGGCAACGCCGAGTTCTGCGGTAGCAGTAATCTTTGTTGGGAATACTGTAGCGCCCAATGCGACAGTAACGTCTCCAACGTTAGTTCCAATTTCTATGCCACTAGGTGTGACGTTTGATGCGCCAGAAACTGCGACATCTCCTAGTAAAGCAGAAGATTCAATACCATCGGGCGATACGTTCGCTTCAGCAACAACTGTTACATCATTTGTGCTTGCGGTTGATTCAATACCATCAGGCGATACGTTCGCTTCAGCAACGACGGTTACATCATTCGTGCTCGCAGTTACTTCAATACCATCAGGCGATACATTCGCTTCAGCAACGACGGTTACATCATTTGTGCTCGCGGTTGATTCGATACCGTCAGGCGATACGTTCGCTTCCGCGACAACAGTAACAGTGCCAACACTAGTACCCGATTCTATTCCGCTTGGGACTACAGTAGCGGCACCTGTTACAGTGACCGTTCCTAAACTTGTAGTCGCCTCAACACCATCAATACTAATGATGAGAATCGGATCACCCCAAGAGCCTTGCCCCCAGCTTGCGCGACCCCAACCTTCATAAAGTGTTGACGATGCCATACGTTACTACTTACGCAATCCGAATAATTGCATCAGTTGCGTTAGCCGTTGGGAACTGAATAGTAAAGTCACCAGAAGTAGACGTTTTATCCGCCCCAAAGTTAATCACCGCAACAGAAGGATTAGACCCACCAGACTGGTAAATCAACGCCCCACGCGCCGTAATAGATGCCGCAGACCAAGTAGTGTTAGCAAAACTTAAATACACAACCGTACCTGACCCTCCATCTGTCGGGTTTGTGGCGTTATCACCTGTAAGTGATAATGTATTACCCGTTGTGGTGTACCCATTACCGTTAGCAACCTCATTACTAGCAGTATATGCGGCGGTGTCTGCATCCAGTGTTGCGTCTGATGTATAGAGCGCGATCTTAAACACTTGTGTTGTATCCGAACTAAAATCCATCTCGCCATCAAGCAAAGCTTTTTTGAAAGATGTAGTTAGCGTTGAGCTAGAAATAGCCATAGTTAATCTCCTTAACCTACCGTAGTTTTAAATTGCCCAGAACGATAGGCATCTTCTCTAAGTTTACCATCGCCCAGATTTTTCAACAGTCCAATAGCTTGGACATACAAACGCTCGTACATCTGCACGATATCTGCTTCGCCCTTCATAAAACGAACTGCTTCTATTAGTGCGCCATTAAGAAGCGCGCTATCAAACTCTTCTCCGAGCCATGTAGTTCCTGCCGTCACAATAGATTCTGGGTAGTACCCGTAGTGTATTTCGACAGAATAATCAGCGTCAGGAGTTGGCCCTAATATAAAGGTATTGTCGTCAAAATAAGCGTAATGCTTAGGTAAAGCAGTAACTGTAGGTGTTGGGTAGGCTTCGCGCATAAAATTAACATCTTTATTTAACAAATAATGATATGCACCTGCACCGTCAATGACCGCAAGGCTATAACTCCATAAGAAGTCAGAAGGCGTCGATAGATACTTGTTATTTGCAGTTAATACACCCGTTTGATTTCTACGCAAAGCAGGAATCTGAACAGTGTTGTAAATCTTCTGCTCAGCCTGTTGCGTGAACATAGCGAGTTGGTCATCTGTAAACGAGTTTTCACAAATGTCTTCGATGTTTGTTTTCAACTCGGTGTAGTTCATAACTTACGCCATTGGTCCACGGGCCATAGTGCCCTTAGTTGCCGCGCCAGTGCCACGAACCTTAATACCTGTGGTCTTAACCCCAGACATATCAGGCTTTGGAGCGCCTTTATAAGGCTGTACACCTTTGTCTTTTACTACTTTCGGCTCTTTCATAACTTACTCCGTTGTAACGGTTACTCGTCCTACAAACCCTGTACCCACTAATTGAGTTACAGGAATAATTTGTGCCCTGCTCTGTGCGTACCCCGCAAAATCTGGGCGTGGGTCACGTATTGCTTGAGGATCATTCACAGGATACATACCCAATTTCAACTGCGGATGATCGCTATTCCAACACTCTGGACACGCTTTTAAATTCGTGTCACGTCCTTTAACAATCAGATTACGTAGCTCACGTAATCTGTATCGGAACCCACATACATCGCACTCTGCGATAGCTTTCCGAGCAGAAGCAAACCGATTACTCACCCTAAATCCTCATCTGCATGGGGACAAAACGGAATGGTGTTTTCTCTCGGTCTTCTCCTGCCGCTAAAATAAACTGTGCTTCATATTCCTGCTTCAACATATCAATACGAGGCGCCAACTCGGGCACTTTCATAGCAATATGGTACGCCAATCCAGCAACCAGACATGGGAGAAAACGAAAATTCATATCCGCTGTTTCTGCGCCCGCGCCAGCATCTTGGATACGGCGCATTCTGTAATACTTAAATACGTAATTATCACTATCGGGCACAGGCCACACGTTAATCCGTGGGTTATCCCGCAGTCTTTCAATCCACACTTGAATCGGACGACCTTGTGTTAACTTGTTAGGGATTGACGCGTACGTACTCACACTAATACGACTTATGGTAAGGTCTGATTGTGTTGCGGCGTTACCTGCGTTGGTGCGAATTACCTGTTCTAACAAATCAATGGTATCCGCTGGCAAATCGTATTGCCCCGTACCTTGCGTCAAACTGATTACGCCTTCGTCAATTGTCCACAGGTTAATGCCGCGATTTTGCCATTCGATAGTCATCAGATTCATAGACCGACGCGCAGTACGTAAGTCGTACCCAGAACGCATCTCACGACCAGCACGTTCCCACGCTTCTTCAGCGATTTCCGTGAAGTCCATGTTGAAGTCTGTAGTACCTGATGTTGCCATCATTTCTTCCTTTTAAGTGGTGCTACCCGTTTGGGTTTGCCCGCTGGTTGTCCCAGACGTTTTTTCTGGGCTACGCGTTTCTTTTTCTCCGCCGCTGTCATCTCTGATGCAGTTTTCGGAGTTTTGCTCGACACCTTTTTCGTAGGGCGGCAATATGGCGTGCCTCGTTTTTCGCCTTCCTTTCGACCGCATGACTTGCCCGTACGTACGTCCTTCCAATCTTCTTTAAACCAACGTTTTAACGCGGCTCCTTTAGCGGTTTTACGAACGGCCACTCTTATTGCCCCAGTTTTTAGCGCCTACCTTCCGGCATTTTGCTATTGCTCCAGAAGCATAAGCACTCGGAAAAACTTTATAGCGAGCCTTAACTTTGCTATAACACGCGTCTTTCACGGTGCCGCCCTTCTTGTAACCTTTACAGGAAGAGCATCCGCAGTCTGAATTTTTGTAATACCTACGCATTATCGCATCTTACAGGGACGAACGCCCTTTCTAGCCATGCCAGCACCGCGAACTTTGCCGCCACTCTTGTATTCTTTCTTTTCTTCTTTTTTACCGCGCCCTGCGCTACGTAAATTACTCGCGGCTTTTGTAGTACGTTTTGGAGACACAGTCATACCGCGTCCGCCTTCATAATACTCACCATCCGTATTTACTTCGTCTCCTGTAAACCCAACAAGCCTTTGCGAAACCCCAGTACGAGAGTTCTTATTGGGTTTATACTTCTTAAGCTCAGTCTCTTTTTTATCCCCGGGCAACAAAGTTGTGGATACAGCCCGTGTTTTACTACTCTCAGCCATAGCCACTACCTCATTTTAGCAGGGCGTACGCCACGTTGAGCGCAACCTGCGCCACGAACTTTGCCGCCTGATTTCATTTTAACTTTGCCGCCAGCTTTCATTTTGCCAACACCGTCAGCCGCATAAAACGGGACTTGTTCACCGTTTTTTTCGACCATCTTCAGTTTGCCGCCGTTTTTATAGCCTTTGACCTTGCCACCCATCATCATGCCGTCAACAGGCTCTTCAGGTGCAGGACGAGGCTTACGCTTTTTCATCATTTCATTCATTTTAGTCTGCTCAGCGGTATCAAACATTGCGGACGAGCCGTCACGACCACTGATACGTTGCCGCATTTTGGACTTCTTTTTCTTAGGCATTGGGGGTGTTGTCATTTCCTTCATTAGGTTGCTCCTATTAATAGCCATTAGCAATTCCACTTCCGCAGGCTCTTGTTAATACGGCTGTTTGGATCTTTCGCCGCCTTTGAACCTGTGTTCTTTTTCTTCATGCCTTCCATACGAGCACAAAACGACTTACGACGTTTCGCGGCCTTAGAGCCTTTTTTGAGCTTGCTGGGCTTCGTAGTCACGGCTGTCTTGAGTTTGCTACCGGGGTTTTCCCTACGATAACTTTCAACGCCCTTCTTATTCAGCCCACCAGACTCACTCTTACCTTCTTTGCGTTGCCAAGCAGGGCTTTTCTTTTTTACAGATCCGCCCTTTTTGTAATAAGCCCGCATCGCTAATCCTTAGCTAAAGAATAATGTCATTGAGGATAAATTTGCTTGTGAAAACAACACATACCCTCCGCCTTTGTGCAAAATACCGTAATCAGGGATTGACGGGAACTCAGTGCTACCATCTGTGCCAGTTGTATTGTATTGCATACGTATTGGCCCAGAAGACGATGTTTCACGGAAAGTAATAGTCCCGGCAGTCCCAGAGTTAACGACGTACATACCGCGTAGTCTCAAAGGTCCACGGAAAATTACTGCCGCAATAGCAGTACCAGATCCAGCAGTAACGTCACCATCAGTAGCGCCACTAGCGGCAATTTGTGTGACTGTAGCAAAGTAGCTAGTCCCAGTTGCCAAATCAGCATTTACACCAGTAATTGCTTCAGTTTGCGCCGCGCCAGTCTCGTCTGTACCAGTCACAGTAAACGTAACCCCAGTGTCATCACCGGTAGAAGTAATTGTTACGTTGCGTGGCTGGTCAAACGTTACTGAACCCCCAGAAGCAAGCGCTCCATCAATAGTCAGATCACCGGCTTCGGATAAGTTAATCGCCGTG